CTGATAGCCAAACTGATACAAAACCTCCTAAAACGATAACCTGTTGTTTTAAGGGTTATTTTCTCCATTAAAATCAACGAGTTACAAACCCCTTCAGACTGTAGGGTTACTAAAAATACTTCTTTACAATAATTCACTTTTCAGGCATAATTATATTATGATACTGAGAAAGGGTTTAATTATGAATGATTATGTTAGTTTTGCTAGTGGGGTTTATGATGGTCTTACTGACTTGAAAGCTGGTCCTATTTTGGCTGGTGGTCCTACTGAAAAGGCTGTTCCTCCTACCCTTGATTATATTGTGAGTGAATTTCGCTCTCGTCTTGGGTGTTCTGATGAATACCTTGCTGGTTACTTATCGGTTGCGTTTTCTTTGGGTCGGGGTTGATTATGTGGAATGATTTTAATGATTTTGAGCTGGCTCAACTCGCTGGCGAATATGGTTTCCAAGACCTACTCCAGTTTAACCAAGACTTATCGTTGCAAAATCGCAACGAAATTGAGTCGGTTTTAACGAAATATGAGTTCGATAATGCTTTTTCACTTGACAATAATTCAGAAGTAGAGTATAATTGAGTCTTGAGAATAGGAAATATATTATGAAAATCAATGCAGTTGACCTTTCAGCCAAACTATTGGCAACAGAAAATATTAGCGTGCGTCGTGCAAGATGTCGTACCGCATCCTTTGATATCAAGTCCCGTGTTTTGACCATCCCTATGTGGAAAGACATGACACCTGAAGTTGAGGGTATGTTGGTTGGTCACGAAGTAGGACACGCACTTTGGACAGGCGAAGAATATACTTTACCTATCAAAGAAAATCCAAAAATGATGTCGTACCTCAACGTGCTTGAAGACGTACGCATCGAGAAATTACTCAAACGTAAATATCCTGGTATCCGCAAAACGATGCTAGAGGGTTATCGTCAACTCAACGAGAAGGACTTCTTTGGTGTATCAAAATCACACCTGCGAACTCTCAACTTGATTGATCGCATGAACCTATATTTCAAAGCAGGCTATTCTTGTGGTGTTACTTTTACACCTGAAGAAAAACCCTTTGTGATTCGTGCAGAGAAAACTGAAGAAATTTCAGAAGTAGTGCAGTTGGCTCATGACATCTATGCATACTCGCAAGAGCAAGCAAAGAAACGTGCTGAGCAAATGCAAGCATCCGATGAGTTTGAAGAAGAGGACGAAGAAAACGATCCTGACGATAACTATGATATCGATGACATCTATGATGAAGACGAAGACTTCGACAGCATCGATGATTCTGACATGGATGACGCTGATCCTAAAGAAGATGATTCTGACGACAAAGGTTTCGAGAACGAAGAAACTAAAGCCAGTCGTGGTTCACGCAATCCTGAAGAAAAGAAACAAGAACAAATTGATAAAGAGTTGGAGTCTGTAACAGATAAAACTCTCGAGGAAAATCTTGCTCAGCTAGCCGATGATACTACAGAGTTTAATTATTATACTCTTGACGATAAGTTTACTTTGGATCACGTGGTTCATTACAAAACAATTTTGAGTGACGTAGCTGAGAACTATGCACGTTGCGAACTCCCAGTCAAACCGATTGATGAATTTAAAAATGAAGCAAGTCGTATTGTGAGTTATCTCAATAAAGAGTTTGAGATGAAGAAGTCTGCAACGATGTATAAACGTGCTCAGACTTCAAAGATTGGTTCTTTGGATATGAAGAAAGTTTGGTCTTACAAATTAAATGATGATTTGTTTAAACGTCTGACAACTTTCCCACAAGGTAAAAATCATGGAATGATTTTCTTGCTTGATTGGTCAGGTTCAATGGATCAATGTTTAGAAGATACAGTTAAACAAGTTGTTACACTTGCTATGTTCTGCCAACGTGCTCAAATTCCATATCAAGTATTTGCATTTAGCAGCCAATATGATATCGGTTTAAGTCGTGAAATAATGACTAAGAAATATCAAGAAACTACTGATACTAATAGTAATGTTCTTAACAATGCTTGTAATAATTTTGCGCTACTAGAATTGTTTAGTCATAAAATGTCCAATGTTGAATTTACTACAATGTGTAAATACCTTCTGGATATCAATATGTTTAGGCACTCAAAACATGGCGAGTACCACACAGGTGGAACACCATTGAATGAAGCACTTGCATATATGGTTACATACATTCCACAATTCATTAAAAAGAATTCTGTTGAAAAAATGTCATTCATCACTCTAACCGATGGCGAAGGTGGTGCGTTATATCCTCTATCACGTGGTAGTTTGGAAGAATATCGAAGCGAAAGTTATGCAACTCCAGAAGACCCATACAAACGTGTCAGAATTAACCTAAAGCATTTCTTACAAGATCCTATTACAAAGAAATCTTATAAAATTACACGCAATGGACCAGTACAAACTGCAGCTATTTTGAGTTTGATTAAAGATCGTTATGGTGTTAATAGCGTTGGGTTTTATATCTGCCCCAATAATCGTCGTTATCTTTGTGGTGCTATTCATTCCAATTTACCTGGATATACAGGTGGTGAGTATGGTATGATTGAACAGTGGCGCAAAGAGTTTCGTGATAATGGTTTTGCTTCAGTTAAAGATAGTGGTCGTGATGATTTGTTTATTATCCCGCAAACTCGTCTTGCTGTTGAAGTTAAAGAATTGGCTATCGAAGAGAAACAAACTGCGAAACAGATTGCAAGAAGTTTCACTAAACATATGACCAATAAAAAGACCAGCCGAGTCCTTCTAAACCAGTTCATAGGGTACGTTGCGTAATTGCAACGAATCCCCTACGGATTGTAAGGTTATTGTAAAAATGACTTTACAATAATTCAGGTTTGGAGTATAATTATTGTATAGAGTTGTAAATCGTTATATTTTATTATGAAAGAAAGTGAGTAAGTGATGGCAAAGATTACCGAAGACCAAAAAGCATTTTTCGAAGATAAACTCTTCACAATGTTTCCTGATGCTAAAACCGATGGTAAGGTTACACGCAGTCAATTATTGTATGTGCGTGAAAAGAATAACATCGATTATCACCCATTGTGGTTGATGAAGACACCGATCGGTCGTGGCTTGTATGCGCTCGATGGTGGTAAGTCTACCCCTGCGCCTGCTGTTGTTGGAAACACAGTACGTAAACCTGAACAAAAACCTGTAGAGTCTTTTAGCGTGGATTATTCAAACACAAAATCTTTGATCCCTGCAAAAGATGCAAACTTTGTTCCCTTTGGTAACTTCAATGATTTGGAGTCAATTATCAAAGCAGGTATTTTCTATCCTGCATATATCAGTGGACCAACTGGGAATGGCAAGTCTACCATGGTTGAACAGATTTGTGCCAAGCACAAACGTCCACTAATTCGTGTTAACCTAAACATGATGACTGACGAAGAGCAACTCATCGGCTCCAAAACATTGGAAGATGGTGACGTGCAAATTGTCGAAGGACCAGTTCTTATTGCTATGCGCAATGGTACTGCATTGTTGCTTGACGAAATTGATGCTGGCTCAGCAAATACCTTGCTATGCTTGCAACCAATTCTTGAGGGTAAGCCATATTACTTTAAGTTGAAGAACGAAGTTATTGTTCCTGCACCTGGATTCAATATCTTTGCAACTGCAAACACCAAAGGTAAGGGTAGCGATGATGGTCGTTACATCGGTACCAACGTACTTAACGAAGCATTCTTGGAGCGATTCGCTGTTACGTTTGAACAGGATTATCCTAATGCTAAGATCGAGAATAAGATTATTCAGAACCTAATGCAAACATACAACTGCTTAAATGCTGAGTTTGCAGATAACCTTGTGAAGTGGGCTGAAGCAATTCGTCGCACTTTCGAGGATGGTGGTGTGGACGAGACGATTACAACACGTCGTATGATCCATATCGTTCGTGCATTTGCAATCTTTAAAGATGAAAAGAAAGCTGTGGAACTTTGCTGCAATCGTTTTGATTCTGCAACGAAAGCTGCGTTCTTAGATCTCTTTGAGAAAGTTGCAAACCCTGCTCCTGAAGTTGTTGTAGCTGAGGTACCACCTGTTGCAGAATCTGCAAAAGATGAAGTACCATTTTAAATTTGACATTTAACCTAAACTGTAGTATAATACTATTATTGACTTGAAAGAGAAATTGATTATGAAAAAATTTGCTGATTTGTCCAAAGCCCAAAAAGCATTCTGTGTCCGTATTCTTGATGTATGCCCTGAGTATGCTTCTGAAGCGAACTTGACTTGGAAGCAATTGTTGGCTGGATACTTTATGTTGAAAGAACAACGTGGCACTACTGGTGAGAAACTTGGTTTCCCAATGTGGTTGCAGAAAACACAAATCGTTGGACGTGGTACATACCAAATGCCATGGCCAACTGCTAAGGAACTTGCTGAGTATAATGCTCAGAAAAGTGCTCCTACTGTAAAAGTTGCTAAGGTTAAACAACCTAAAGCGAAAGTTTCGGCTCGTCTGCAGAAGATTGTTAATCAATCACCTGTGCATGATGCTGATGTTGAAGATTTCAATGCTATCTTGAAAGAGAATGGTATCGAAGTCTGATCTTGTGAGAGGGTGGTACTGCCATCGCTACCCTCTCTTTTTTAATGATGGTATATTATGGAGTTATCTCACATGTCTAAACAAGACCTTTTATTGAAGCACCTACAAGCTGGTAAAGAGTTTACCGCAAAGCAGATCTCTGCTTCTTTTGGTATTGCTCATCCAGCAAGCACTATCCGTAACTTGCGTGAGCAAGGTTATTGCGTTTACTCAAACACTGCTACTTTGAGCACTGGTAAAGTTGCTACTAAGTATCGCATTGGTAAACCAAGCAAGCGTATGCTCGCTATTGCATACCGTGTTGCTGGCACTGGTGTATTTGCACGTGCTTAATTAAGCCACTTGTGTCAGGGTATTTTTCAGAGTACCCTGACTCATTTTTTATTATGGAACTCGTATGATTGAAATTACTATCTTAGTTGTCACTCTGTTTTTAATATTGGGAATAATTTATGTAGGTGTTTCATGTCTACGAAATAATACTGATTCTGCGGAGGATTGATGGCATCTAAAGACGAAGTTAAAAAGTCCCAAACAGCAACTACTGGTGGGCGAAAATTTGATGGTAACAAACTTCAATATGGTTTGTTACCTCCACTTGCTTTGAAAGCAACTGTGGAAATTCTGACATTTGGTGCGGAGAAATACGAACCAGATAATTGGAAGTTTGTTCCTGACTCAAAACGTAGATACTTTGACGCAATGCAAAGACATCTTTGGGCATGGAAAGAGGGAGAGAAGAACGATCCCGAAACTGGAAAGAATCACTTGGCACATGCGATGTGCTGTCTGATGTTTTTATATGAGCATGATATTAAATACTCTTTGGAGAAATAAATGAAATTAAGTAAAGAAACAGTAGCAGTAATTAAGAACTTTGCTGGTATTAACAGTAATCTTCTTTTGAAGTCTGGCAACAAACTCGCCACGATCTCTGGTCAAAAGAACGTAATGGCTGATGCCACTGTGGCAGAAACATTCCCTGACTTTGGTATCTATGATCTCAATGAGTTTCTAGGTGCGATGTCTGTGTTCGAAGATCCTGATTTGGAATTCAGCGAGAAGTTTGTAACAATCAAATCTGGCGGACGTAGTATTAAATATTATGCTGCTGCTCCAGAAGTATTGACTGCTCCATCCAAGGCTATTACATTCCCTGAAGCAGAAGTAAACTTCAAAGTAACAGCAGAACAATTGGACTTCATTCGTAAGACAGCTGGAGTATTGAGTAGTGAAGACGTATCTATCGTTGGTAATGGTTCTACCATTACTGTTCAAGTAGGTAACAAGTCTAATGCAACATCAAATACATTTGATGAGTCTGTCGGCACAACTGACAAAACATTCAAAGTTAATTTGAAGGTTGAGAACTTGAAGATGCTTCCTGGCGATTATGATGTTTCTATTTCTAGCAAGAAGATCTCTCGCTTCAAAGGTAATGGTGATTTGGTTTATTATGTAGCAGTAGAAGCAGATTCAACATTTGAATAACTGACTTGGAGATTTTATATTATGACGAAGCGTTCGCAAATTCCTAACCCAAGAGTTGATAGAGCAGTTTTAGATGATATAGAATTATATACTCTAGATTTAGAAACAGGTAAACGAATCAAAAAAGTTGTTTGGTGTGAGTATCACGAACAGTGGGAATGGATTGCGGATTTCTATAAAGAAAGCGCAAAGAAAGCGAAGTATCCAAACGATGTTCGGAATATGTGTATTACTGCGTGGGACATTGTGAAAGGGAAAACTGATTTTAGTAAATTACCAGTTTCTAGAAAATCAAAAATACCCACTGCAAGTTTGATTTTATTTTTGAAAGATTGATTATGATTGATTCACGTGATAACCACTTTTTGTGGGTAGAGAAGTATCGCCCACAAACTATCGATGAATGTGTGCTACCCGAAGCACTAAAGAAAACATTCAAAGATTATATTTCGCAAGGTAACCTACCCACATTCCTGTTCTCTGGAACTGCTGGTGTAGGTAAAACCACTGTAGCGAAAGCATTATGCGCAGAGGTAGGTGCTGAGTTTATTATGATTAACGGATCTGAGGAAGGTCGTTCGATTGATACACTCAGAACTACAATCAAGAACTTTGCATCAACTATCTCGCTGACAGACTCCAAGAAAGTAGTAATTATTGACGAAGCAGACTATATGAATGCAGACTCAATTCAACCTGCTCTGCGAGCATTTATCGAGCAGTTCTCAAGCAACTGTTCTTTTATCTTTACTTGTAATTTTAAAAACCGAATCATTGAACCACTCCACAGTCGATGCGCTGTTGTAGAGTTTAAGATTGACTCTGCACAGAAACAAGAGATTGCTGCAACATTCTTTAAACGTGTTGTTCAAATTCTAAAGCAGGAGAATGTTGAGTTTGATTCTAAAGTGGTCGCAGAACTTATTACTAAATATTTTCCTGACTACCGCAGAATTTTAAATGAACTTCAAAGGTATTCTGTGTCTGGTAAAATTGACACAGGTATTCTTTTAAACGCAAGTGCTGAATCATACAAGCAACTTATCAAAGACATGAGAGAAAAGAACTTTATGGCAGTTCGTTCATGGGCAGGTAAGAATGCTGAGCATGGAGCTGCACCTTTGTTTAAAGAACTTTATGATAATGCGATTCAGTATATGGAACCTGCCACGATTCCACAACTGGTTTTAGTTCTTGCAGATTATCAATATAAAGCAGCATTCGTGGCAGACCAAGAGATAAATATTATGGCAGCACTAACTGAGGTAATGGCTAACTGTAAATTTAAAAATGTCTGATATTCTAATCATCTTCTTTATGATCCTTATTGGATTTTGTTGGGGTTGGATCTCAAGAGAACAGCACGCAATTAAACAAGTTAAGAAGATGCGAGAAAGTGGACTAGTTCCTGAAGTTGTTACTGCTGAATATTTGGAACAACAAGACTTTATTCCAATTATGATTGAGCATGATAAGGGTATGTTTTTTGTTTATAATATTAGAGACAAATCGTTCATGGCGCAAGGTAGAACTAAACAAGAACTGGAAAAGAATCTTGCAAAGAATTTCCCAGACAAGCGATTTGCAGCCCTACCTCAAAACTTGAAAGAAATAGGTTTTGATAATGACACCATTTGACTTTATAAAGGCGATTAATACCACCAAAGAAAACCTATTCGTAGATCCACAGGCTAATAAAGATTATAGCCCTTGGATGGTAAACCGAGGATTATCTCAGTTCTCAGATACCGTTATGCACGCTAATGAGATGAATTTCCACTACTCCATTCCAAAAGAATGGCAATTTTCATTTTTGCTAAATAGTATACCAAAGAAAAATCGTTTCAGCAAATGGGCTAAAAAAGAAGCCAGTTCTGACGATATGAAATTGGTCATGGAATACTACGGATATTCCAGAGAAAAAGCAAGGCAAGTCTTGACGATTTTGCCTAATGAACAATTGAGTATGATAAAAGAAAAATTATACAAAGGTGGAAAATAATGACTGTTGAAATGGTTTACTACGACTGGACGCCAGAGTCGATGCTTGAGGTGACATTACACGAACCCGATAACTTTTTAAAGGTACGTGAAACTCTGACTCGAATCGGTATTGCTTCCAGAAAAGAAAATAAGTTATATCAATCTTGCCATATCTTACATAAGCAAGGTAGGTACTTCATCGTTCACTTCAAAGAACTCTTTGCTTTGGACGGTAAAGAATCGAATATCACTTCAGGTGATATCGAGCGCAGAAATGCAATCGCAGGTTTGCTACAGGATTGGGATCTGGTAAAGATCCTAAATAATACGCAAGCCGATCAGAAAGCATCTCTGTCGCAAATTAAGGTAGTCTCTTACAAAGAGAAAAATGAGTGGGAACTTGTTCCCAAATATAACATAGGAAAGAAACTGAAATGATTAAACTTGAACTGAGTATTGATGAGTGCAATATGATTCTTCGTGTATTGGGTAAGCACCCATTTGAGGAAGTAGTTGCTGTTATTAACAGAATTAAAGAGCAAGGCGAACCACAAGTCGAAGCGATTGTGAAAGCTGAGCAAGAAGCTGCAGCCAAATCTGCTGAATTACCAGCAGCACCTGCAGCTTAAAGTATTCACCTTAGGACCGCTAAGTTACGAATCGTTGGTAAAGCTGTCAGTACGTTAAGCTGTCGCTGGAACCAGTAACCAGCAAAACCGACATGCCTTCGGGGTGTCACAATTTAATCACTCGCTTAATAGGAGAAACAACATGACTGATTTCAACATCGGTAAAATCGCATTTGGTCCAGCGTTCAAGGACTTCGACAAATTCTTTGTCGGTTTTGAAGATTCTGCAAAGCAATTCCAAGCATTGCATGATGATCTTACAAAAAACATTCCCAACTATCCTCCATACAACATTCGCAAGAATGATGAAAACTCATACACAATCGAGATCGCAGTTGCTGGTTTCGGTGAGTCAGAAATTGACGTTGAGATTGATGGTGGTAAGTTAATCGTTAAGGGTAATGTTGATACTGCTACAGATAAACTTGAAGATAACTTCTTGTTCAAAGGTATCGCTAATCGTGCGTTTACTCGTGCGTTTGCTATCGATGATCATATCGAAGTTAAGAATGCAGAACTATTCAATGGTATGCTTAAGATTGCTTTGGAGCGTTTAGTTCCAGAACAGAATAAGCCAAAGAAAGTTCCTGTAAAGACTGCTGGTAAAAAAGAGTTTCTTAGAGAAGGAGAATAATCAATGAAAGCCATCAAGAGATTTGTTATGGCGTTCATTGAAGTTGTTCAAGAAACTCGTGCTAGACAAGCAGAGGAATTGAAGAAGAGGTATTTTCAGAGATGAAAAATATTCTTTCTAAAATTTCAAACTTGTTTAAACAGAAATCTGCATTAGAACAATTTATTATTTCTAAGAATCCTTTAAATGCTGGTGACGTTGATCACTGGACTAGAGTATTTAATCACCAACAGTATAGGGGATTGTAATGCTTAACTGGATTCCAATGACAGATGATGATTGGGATTGGGTGAACGGTAAGTTACCAGAACCAAAAAAATCGTAGCAAATAGGGGAACTTTCGAGTTCCCCTAAATATTTGTTATGATGAAATCAAAAATCTCTCAAAACCTTATATCGTTCGTCACGATTCGTCGTGGGAACTGGATCATGAAAATATCCGTATATAAAACTAAAGAGGTTCTGATTTTAGCACAACACTATTTTGAAACTGAAAAGTTTATTATACAACAGTTTACAGATCAGGAAGATGCAGCAGCATTCCTTGATATGTTGGCTCACGATGACTAAAGGATTTTATATGACAGTACGAGTATTTAAGTTGATTAATGGCGAAGAATTGATTAGCAAGTCCACTGAATGTAGTGGTGGCTATAGACTTGATAAGCCAGCTGTAATTATGATTCAGCAAACAGAACAAGGTGTGGGTGTTGGAGTTGCTCCATACATGCCATACGCAACAGGTCCAGTAACCTTATACACTACTGCAATCGCAGCAGAAGGGTTGCCAGATATCAAAATGGAGAATGAATACAGCCGAATATTCGGTTCAGGGATTCAACTATCCTCTGCCAGTACCCTTGCGGGACTATAAAATACCCCTCTAACCCTCTCTAGTAGAGGGTTTTTTTACGTCCAAAATCGTTGCTTTTTTGCAACGAATAACCCTACGTTCTGCAGGGTTATTAAACAAATCTCTTTACAATAATTCAGGTTTCATGTATAATTATATTATGATGATGAGAAAAGGAACTGAAATGATAATCGTGAAAACCAAAAGCCAGCTACGTGCTGAAACTGAAAAGCAAGTAAAAGCATTCCTCCGTAAAGGTGGTGCTATTGAAGTTGTTAAGGCTCGCAAGGCTCCAACTCAAAAAATGAATTGTAAGTCTTCACGTGGTTTTGTGGTTGGTACTTCTGGGTTTGCAAATGGTATGCCTAAGAAGTCTACTTTTAGTTTGGTTTAATTGGAGAAATATATGAACTATGCAATTATGACAACTGATGAAATTGGTGGTTTGTTTTCTGACTGGTATAAAGATACCCATGGTTTTCGTCCACGTTTCGTTGACTTCAACGATCGTGAAGAGTTGATTCGTCAGTGCGAACAACTTGGTTCATATCACGACAAAATGCAAGAAACCTTTGCTGGTCGTGAGGAGTTGCGTGAGAATGGTTGGATCATTCAGGAAACCGATCCTGAGTTGCAGCAACAAGCGTATTGGCTCGCTAAAGAGCGTGATGCTTGGAAGTTGGAAAACTGGGGTGAGGAGTTTAACGAAGCACGTCACTACGAAGTGAAGGTGGCTGCGTGAGAGTCTTTCAAGAAACAACTGATTGGAAGGAGCATAATGCTCCCAACCATATCTACTATACCAGTGATAGTAAAAGTAAAATCTACGCATTCTATAATACTATAACTGGTAAAATTACCAAATTCAAAAACCCCATACGTTGGGACATGCGATATAGAACATTTAAGGAATTGAAACATAAATGAATATCAACACTTTTCTCGAGAGTCTTGCGAATAACAATTCTCGCAATTTCAAAATTGAACAATTAACCGCAAATAGCAATAACGGAACTCTGCGTGAAGTTGTTCGCTTGGCTCTCGATCCCTTTACACAGTTTTACATCCGTAAGATCCCTGCGTATACACAAACGATGAAAGTAGATTTTATGACATTGCCAGAAGCAATGGATCAACTGTTTACTTTATCTTCTAGATCACTCACTGGTAACGCTGGTATTAGTCATCTTAAATTTATTTTAGAGTCTTGCTCAGCTGACGATGCAAAAGTTATCGAACGCATTATCGCAAAAGATTTAAAGTGTGGTGTTGATGTGTCAACTGCCAACAAAGTTTGGATGGGGCTAGTGCCCGAATATCCTTGTATGCTTTGCTCACCATTTGAACAGAAGTTAGTGGATAAAATTAAATTCCCTGCCTATGCTCAAATGAAAATGGACGGTATGCGATTTAACGCAATCGTTCGAGATGGTAAATGTGAATTTAGGAGTAGAAATGGCAAAGAAATTTTATTACTTGGCAATTTGGAGCAAGAGTTTATTTCTCTTGCTAATAATGTTGATTGTGTCTTTGATGGCGAACTTCTGGTAATGGATGACGACAGTTGTCAGTTTATGGATCGTCAGACTGGTAATGGTATCCTAAACAAAGCAAACAAGGGAACTATCTCAGCTGTAGATGCAGCAAAGGTTCATGCTTCTGTTTGGGATGTGATTCCTTATGTTATGTTTGAGACTGGATATTGTGCAACTCCATACTCAACAAGGTTCTCATCTTTAGAGCAACTTGTTAATAAACAGTCATCCAAGGATAAGAAGATCTGGGCTGTGACTTCAACTATTGTTGAAACATTGGAGCAGGCTCAAGAAATTTTCCAAGAGTATTTGTCTTTGGGTTACGAAGGTATTATCCTTAAAGATGGTAGTGGAGTTTGGGAAGATAAACGTAGCAAGACTCAGATTAAATTTAAAGGTGAGTTGGAATGCGATCTAAAGATTGTTGCAGTTGAAGAAGGTAAAGGTAAAGCTGCAGGAATGCTTGGTGCAATTGTTTGTGAATCTGCAGATGGAGTTGTCAGAGTTTCTGTTGGTTCTGGCTTCAATGATTTGCAACGCAAGAATTACTGGGCTGAAAATTTAGTTGACAGAATAGTAGCTATCAAGTATAATAGTAGAATAAAGAATAAACAAGGTGAAGATAGTTTATTCCTTCCAGTTTTTATTGAACTTCGTGACGATAAAGATATTGCAGATACAACTAAGGTTATCAAATGAAAATCGATTCAACTGAATGGTATTGTCTATCAAGTTTTCCATCTTGCACAAGTTACAAAGATATGTCACAGACGTGTCTAGATTTTTGGAAGTCATTCACTAAGGGAAAACACTCAGGTGTATATCAAGTATCATTGACTAAACCTACAGACTTGGTTCATAAAGATATATGTTATATTGGCGAGTCTGGTTGTTTGCCAAAACGTATAAGTGATTTACGAACTAGCGCAGGCAAGAATAATAAAGTTACGCATCATATGTGCGGAGTTTATATCAGAGAAGAAGACATTAATATTGATTCAGTTTATGTTCGTGTATTAATCGCTGATGATAAAAAAGGGTTGGAGAGATATCTTCATAATGAACACCGAACTAAGTTGGGTTATGATATTGGATATCTTTGGGAAGAAGCGTCTGGAGGATATAAGTCTTGCAGGATACAGAGTCAAGTGAATATACAAAGATTGGATTCGTTGGAAGCATGTTTAAAAGTACAGAATGCATTAACGAAAAGAATTAAAGAGTTAAAAGATAAACATGAATATTCATTAATTAGATTTATTTAAAGAGGTATAATATGAAAGTAGCAATCAATACATGTTTCGGTGGATTTGGTATTTCAAATGATGCATTTGAAAAACTATTAACACGCAAGGGTATCGCTTTTGAAAAAGCAGAAGCGAAATTTAAAATTGGTAATGACCACTTTGACTATTACCACGCAGGTTTTGCAGGTAGCGATGACCATTATATTGACACGTATTCCTTTTATGAAGATCGTTCAGATCCAGATTTGATTGCTGTGATTGAAGAGATGGGTGAAGAATCATGGGGCTGGGCTGCAGATTTAAAGATTATTGAAGTACCTGATGATGTCAAGTGGCACATCGATGAGTATGATGGTCGTGAACATGTAGCAGAAGATCATAGGACTTGGTATTAATTATGAATAGAAAACTAGACGAAGCACTCTGTGCAAAGTATCCGCTGATCTTTAAAGATCGTCACGAAAATATGCAAGTAACAGCCATGTGCTGGGGTCTTGAATGTGGTGATGGTTGGTATAATATTATTGATACTCTTTGTGGTCTGTTGACTTCTGATTATCGTAATGCGAAAAGTCAGTACGAATACATCAAAGATAAAGTTGATCAACCATCATATGGATATAAAGCTGATGGATCCCCATCTGGTAAAATTATTACTCAAGAAGAGATTGATAAACGCAAAGCAAAGATGGAAGAAGAAGCATTGAAAGTTCCAGTTGCTTCTCAGGTTAAAGAAAAGTTTGGTGGACTTCGGTTCTATGTTCAAGCTGCAACTGATAAACACTATAACTACATTAGTTTCGCAGAGTCTATGAGTTATCGTACTTGTGAAGAGTGTGGTGCTCCAGGTAAGACGTATACTGATGGTTGGCATATGACCCTTTGTGATATTCATGCAGCAATGAATGGTAAAGAAGAAGAATATGAGTATGAGGAGAATGAATAATGTTTTATGGTAAAGATATGATTGAAGAAAACTTTGACGTTCTCCTACGGAAACTAGAACAACAAGAATTGTTTTTGTTTGAGCCAATGCCAAATTATAAAAATGGTGAACGATGGACTGATGAGTTCCGCACTCGTGATGGTCATACTAAACTTGCTGATGGTTCATGGGTAACTATTCATAAAGTAACTACTTGGGTTGATAAACTTAAGAAAGATACTATCGACTTGTATGAAGAGAATCAAAAAACTCGTAATGAGTTGACTCTTGCTAGACAACAGAAACGTGAGATGGAATATGGATTGCGAGTTGCTGAAAAAGCATTGAAGAATTCGCTGGCTTTAACTAAGGAGATGATTAATGAGTAAGTATGTTTTGGTTGACGCATTAATTCAATATCGTATGCGTTATGTAATTGAAGTACCTGATAACCATAACGATGGTGAGTATCCTTGTACTGCTGAACAATGGGCAGCTGATACAGTTACGTCAGAAGAATATGTTGAGTTTTCTCAACTGTATCTTGGAGAAACAATTCTAAGCACTCGTGAGATTGCCAAGGAAGAAATTATTCCACTATGCGATCAAGATAATGAATACCTTAGTACATGGACTGATGAACAGAAAATGAATTTAGTAACACCGATTGGTTACAAACGAGATTATTAATGTTGGAGTATCCTCAATTTATTGGAAAATATTTTCTTGAAGATATCTCTCTTTGTGATGACTTGATTGACTATCACACAGAGAGAAGAGCTGGACAGAAGTCTTTGTTTAGTCCAGATGTTAAAGAATCGATAGACATTCCTTTAGATTTAAAAGATAATGTTACTTCTAGATATTATAAAGAACTTGTTATTGCAGTACAAAAATATGTTAAAGAATATCCAGAAGCAGGTGGTAAATCTCGTTGGACTATAACTGAACCTATTGGTGTTCAATGGTATCCTATTAGTGGTGGATATAAAATGTGGCATTGTGAACGACATGGTGGACATGGAAGAATTAGTGCTCGTCACTTAGTTTTTATGACATATCTAAATGACGTTGATGATGGTGGTACAGAATTCAAACACCAAAATTTCACATCACCTGCTATAAAGGGAATGACTTTAATTTGGCCAACAGATTGGACATTTACACATCGTGGTGAAATTTCTCACACTAAAGAAAAGTATGTAACAACAGGATGGTTTAGTCATCTGTCATAAGGAATTATAATGTTTATTCTTGATATTGAAAGTCTGGGTATTGAATCGGATTGTGCCATCCTATCGGTGGCATTAATCCATTTTGAACCAGAGAAACAACCCAGCTACAAAGATCTACTTGATGAAGCATGCTTCGTTAAGTTAAATGCCAAGGATCAAGTAGACAGGTTGGACAGGACTGTTAGTCAAGACACACTTGAGTGGTGGAAGAATATTCATCCATACATTCGTCAGGTTAGTTTTGATCCATCACCAGATGATTTAATTGCAGAAGATGCTATTGCAATTCTTAAGAAATATATTGCAAAATATCCTAACTCTGACAAGAAAACAGTTTGGACACGTGGTTCGTTGGATCAAATGGCAATGGATTCGTTGTGTGTTAAACTTGACATAAAACCATTGGCAGGGTATAATATGTATAGGGATGTGAGAACAGCCATTGATTGTTTCAGTGGCTCAACCAATGGTTACTGCGCTGTAGACCACCCAACATTCCAAAGAGCAGAGGTTATTAAACATCACCCTGTTCATGATTGTGCGCTTGATGCTATGATGTTAATGTACTGGAAAGAAAATTAATGCAATTTTATACTCATGTATTTCCCTACGGTAATAAAATGTTAGTAAGGGGTTATGAGAACGATAGACCTTTTAGCCGAAAGATAGATTTCTACCCAACTCTTTATGTAACATCAAATAAAGAAAGTGCGTGGAGAACACTTGACGGACAAGTTGTTGACGAGATTAAGCCAGGAACAATTAAAGAAACACGTGACTTCGTGGATCGATATAAAGATGTTTCTGGCTTTTCTGTTTATGGCAATACCAATTATGTTCATCAATATATTAGTGACACATATGAAAGCGATATTCGTTTTGATATGGACAAGATCAAAGTCTTCACGATTGATATTGAGACTGCAACTGAAGAAGGTTTCCCTGACATAAGGCGAGCCAACGAAGAAGTATTACTCATCACCATTAAAGATAGTCAAAGCAAACAGATCGCCACCTTTGGCACACGATCGTTTGAAAACACACGCAAAGATGTTACCTACGTTTATTGTAACAATGAACAACATATGCTCAAAGAGTTTATGATTTGGTGGCAACAGAACTATCCTGATGTTATCACAGGATGGAACACTGGCTTCTTTGATATTCCTTATCTACTTAAACGCATTACCAATGAACTTGGTGAATCAATCGCAGCTAAGTTTTCTCCATGGGGTATTATCAATGAACGTAAGATCTTTGTTATGGGTAAGGAAGAAATATCTTATGATGTGCAAGGTATATCTCAGTTGGACTACCTAGATCTGTATAAGAAGTTTACTTATCAGAAACAAGAATCATATCGTTTGGATTATATTGCTAGTGAAGAACTTGCTGATGCCAAGAAAGAAAATCCAGGTGATTCATTCAAGGAATTCTACACATCTCACTGGCAGAAGTTTGTTGAGTATAACATTCACGACGTTGAGTTGGTTGACAAACTCGAAGATAAGATGCGACTGATTGAGTTGTGTCTTACCATGGCATACAATGCCAAGATTAACTATGAGGATGTGTTTAGTCAGGTTCGCATGTGGGATGCTATCATTTACAATCACTTGCGTAAGAAGAAGATTGCTATTCCTACCAAAACTGGCTCTGCTAAATCTGAAGCATTTGAAGGTGCTTTTGTTAAAGATCCGTTGATTGGTTTGCATAAGTGGGTAGCTTCCTTTGACTTGAACTCCCTGTATCCTCACTTGATTATGCAGTATAACATCTCTCCTGAAACATTAACTTCAGAAAAGATCCCATGCAACGTAGAGAAACTTCTTAAGCAAGAAGTAGACACCGACTACTGCAAGCGTAGAGATCTTGCCATGACTGCCAATGGCTGGACATATCGCAAAGATATCAAAGGGTTCATGCCTGAGTTGATGGAGAAGATGTATACCGACAGAAGTAAATTCAAAAAGCAGATGTTGAAGTGTGAGCAGGAATATCAAAACGATAAGTCCAAGAAATCACTTCTCAAAGATATCAGCCGACTTAATAACTTGCAGATGGCAATGAAGATTGCATTGAACTCAGCTTATGGTGCATTGGGTAATCAGTATTTCCGTTACTTTGATATTCGTATGGCTGAAGGTATCACAACTTCTGGTCAGCTGTCTATTCGTTGGATGGCTAATGAGTTTAATCGCTACATGAATAAAGCATTAAAGACAGAAGGTAAAGACTTTGTTATTGCCATCGATACAGATTCTATCTACCTAACACTTGAAGAACTTGTTGAAAGAACTTGCGAAGGTAAGACTGACGAACAGAAGATCAAGTATATGGATAAAGTTTGTGAAGATATCTTCCAACCATTCATTGATCAGACGTATCAAAAGTTGGCAGACTACATGAATGCATATTCACAAAAGATGATTATGAAGCGTGAGGTTCTTGCCGATAAGGGAATCTGGACTGCCAAGAAACGATATATTCTCAACGTGCATAACTCTGAGGGTGTTCAGTATGCGCAACCGAAGTTAAAGGTTATGGGTCTTGAGATGGTTAAATCTTCCACTCCTGCAGTTATCCGTGACAAGTTGCGTGATTCGATTGAGGTTATCCTTAAAGGTAGCGAATCAAACTTACAAAGTTACATAATGAAATTCCGTGAAGAGTTTAATCAACTACCACTTGAGGATATTGCTTTCCCACGTGGTGTGAATAATCTTAAACAATATTCAGGTTCTCCCATTTACACAAAGGGAACACCTATTCATGTTAGAGGTTCACTACTTTACAATCACCATATTAAACGTCTGGGTCTTGAGAAGAAATATGAACCCATCAAAGAAGGTGAGAAGATTAAATTTGTTTATGTCAAGAAACCAAACCCATTTAATGAAGATGTGATTGCATTCCCTCAAGCATTGCCCAAAGAATTTAAGTTGCACGATTTTATTGATTATGATTTGCAGTTTGAAAAGACATTCTTGGATGCAGTGCAAATTGTTATTAAACCTTTGGGATGGAACGTAGAACATAAAGCATCGCTGGAGGATTTCTTTGGATAACATCAAAGTCATTCGAACAGGGATTAATGTATCAAAGATTCTTGCTCAGCTAAAACAATATAAAGCTGATTGGGGTGCTGAGAAAACAATCGAAGGAACATCTAGCGTCCACAAAGATTTTGGTTTCCCAGTTCTTGAGGCTGGTGTATTGCAATTAGTAATGGGTGCGATTGCCAAAGAAGGTGAATATGTAGGCGATTCAGAACTTTCTGTAAAGACACCTGCGTATGACAGACACACAGAAATTGTTAGTTTTATGAAACGTCATTTCCACAAACACGATCGCTGTGGTTTCTTGTCACTACCTGTTGGTGGATTTGTTGGCAAACATATTGACGTGGGTAGCTACTATCAAACTCGAGATCGCTATCATCTTTCTATTGCAGGAAGATACAAATACTTCGTTGGCGATGAAGAATACATAGTAGAACCAGGAACTCTGTTGTGGTTCAATAATAAATTATTGCATGGAACAGAGAATGTTGGAGAAGAGGTTAGGATTACTTTTGTATTTGATGTTCCTCACAATAAAAAGAATCCAAAATAAACTTTACAAAAATATACATATGGTGTATAATTACTTTAGGAGAATATATGAAACTATTAAAATTTCACGCTAAATGGTGTGGTCCATGCCAAGGATTGTCTATGGTAATCAAAGGTGCTGAAGATAAGATCAATATGGAAATTGAAGATATTGATATCGATACTTGCGGTTCACGATCTGCGGAATATAACATTCGTTCAGTTCCTGTATTGATTCTTCTTGATGATAGTGGTAAAGAAATAAAACGTAAAGTTGGTGGAATGAACGAAACTCAATTGTTAGAATTTTTAAAGGTATAATATGAGTATTTTAGATAAAATTAAAAAGAACACAACGATCAAAGATTCAGCTGTTCTTAATGTTTCAAAATTCTTCACTAAGAAGGATATGATCGCAACTTCAGTTCCTGCAATTAATATTGCATTATCAGGTCGCCTTGATGGTGGTTTAACTCCAGGTATCACTATGTGGGCTGGACCATCAAAGCATTTTAAAACTGCCTTCAGTTTGTTGATGGCCAAATCTTACATGGACAAATATCCAGATGCTGCTTTACTTTTTTATGACAGTGAGTTCGGTACTCCTCAGTCTTACTTTGATTCTTTTGGGATCGACACATCCCGAGTTGTTCATACTCCCCTTACCGATGTAGAACAATTAAAATTTGATATTATGCAACAGCTACAAGGAGTTGAACGTGGCGACCATCTTATTATTGTTATTGATTCTATTGGTAATCTTGCGTCTAAAAAGGAAGTAGAAGATGCGTTGGAAGGTAAGTCTGTTGGTGACATGACTCGAGCAAAACAAATGAAGTCATTGTTCCGTATGATTACCCCACACTTGAACTTGAAAGATATTCCATTAGTTGTTGTGAATCACACTTACATGGAAATTGGTATGTTCCCCAAAGCAATCGTAGGTGGTGGAACTGGTGCGATGTATTCAGCTGATAACGTATACATCCTTGGACGTCAACAAGAAAAAGAAGGAACTGAAGTTATTGGATATAACTTCATTATTAACGTAGAGAAGAGTCGTTATGTCAGAGAAAAATCTAAGATACCTGTTACGGTTTATCATGATGGTGGTATTAGCCGTTGGTCTGGTTTATTGGATATTGCCTTGGAGTCGGGACATGTTATTAAGCCATCTAATGGTTGGTACTCAAAAGTGGACAAGGAATCTGGTGAAATAGAAGATAAGAAGTTCCGTGTCAAAGATACAGATACTAAAGAATTTTGGATGCCAGTACTTAAACAAAAGTCTTTTATTGAATTTGTAAAAAACAAATATCAAGTTGGTTCATCAGAGATCCTTAAAGACGAGGAAATCGAAAAAGAATTGGCAAATATCGATGACGAAGAATAACTTATTCAAATATGTTGTTGTAGAAAATCGCAACAATGGACATGATGCGATAAAGTTGACAGAAAGTCCATTTGATGGTATAATTTATGAATACGGTAAGGTTTCGTTTGAAGAAAATGAAGAAGAGTCATCTTTGCATATCAAATTTGATTATGAGATTCTAGACTACAATAATAAAGTCCTTACCGATACAAAACCTTTCGAGAAATATATTGGAGACATTCTTCAAGAACTTCTACACGAAGGTATAGCAAAAAACAATTTAACGTACACAGGTGGTGTTGATGAGAATAGAACAGGCGATCCTAGCGAACCTGATTCACAATGAAGAATATTGCCGTAAGGTAGTTCCTCATCTGAAGAAAGAATATTTTAGCGATAGAAAAGAATTAACCGCAGTAAAGATACTTTTAGATTTTTTTGAAAAGTATAACAAGCCAGCAACGCAAGAAATCCTATCAATTGAGATTGGTAACATTAGCGGACTAACTGATAAAGAAGTTCCAGAGTATCAAAAGTTTGCTGCGGATTTAACCAAGACAGAAACAAATGACGAGTGGTTACTTTCTGAAACAGAGAAGTTTTGTAAAGACAAGGCAGTTTATAATGCAATCCTACAATCAATCAAAATTATTGAAGGTAATGACAAGGTTCATCAGAAAGATGCGATTCCTTCTATTCTGTCTGATGCACTTGGTGTTTGCTTTGATAATCATGTCGGTCATGACTATATCGAGGACAGTGATGCTCGCTTTGATTTTTATCACAGGGTGGAAGAGAAGATTCCTTTCGACTTGGACATGTTCAACAAAATCACCAAAGGTGGACTCAGTAAGAAAACTCTAAACATTGCACTGGCAGGAACTGGGGTTGGTAAATCTTTGTTTATGTGTCACGTTGCTGCTGGTGCTTTGATGCAAGGTAAGAATGTTTTATACATTACCATGGAGATGGCTGAAGAGCGTATCGCTGAACGTATTGATGCGAACTTATTGAACCTAACCATGGATGAATTGAAAGTAGTTGATAAGGATATCTTTGATACACGTATTGGTAAGGTTGCTTCCAAGACTACAGGTAAGTTGGTGGTCAAAGAATATCCTACTGCTTCTGCCCACGCAGGACACTTCCGTGCTTTACTTGAAGAATTAAAGATGAAGCGTGAGTTTACTCCTGATATTATTATGATTGACTATTTGAATATTTGTGCAAGTCAAAGAATGAAGATGAGTCATGGTGTAAACTCTTATACATATATCAAGAGTATTGCTGAAGAACTTCGTGGTCTTGCAGTTGAACATAATGTTCCAATTATTTCAGCAACTCAAACAACTCGATCGGGTTTCACAAATTCAGATCCAGGTCTTGAAGATACGTCTGAGTCATTTGGTTTGCCAGCTACAGCTGACTTTATGTTTGCTTTAATTAGTAATGAAGAACTGGAAGGATTGAACCAGATTATTGTTAAACAGTTGAAGAATCGTTACAATGATCCAGGATATTATAAGAGATTTGTTATTGGTATTGATAGAGCCAAGATGAAATTATATGATGTTGAACTATCTGCTCAAGAAAACTTGATGGATTCTGGAACCAAAGATGATGATAAACCATTATTTGATAAAAGTGAATTTGGAAAACGAATACATAAAGAAGAGCAGTTTAGTGGATTTAAGTTCTAGGAGAAAATTATGACAGTAAAAGTTATTATTGCTAAACAAAAATTTGATTGTAAACACCTTATGGGTCAGTTTGTTGATGAGAGTCACTTTGATTTTCTTGTTGATGAAGACTGTGATGTTTACATGCCAGAAATTCCAGGATCACCTGAATTGACTGGAAGTGAAGAAAGAATCGTATTGAAGTTTCGTAAGAACTTCTTTACTCAAGAACAACAAGACCAAGCGTATGCAGGTCTTCGTGAAGCAGCAACTGAAACACAAAATCGTGGAGCTGCAGCTGGTCCACGTGGTGAGAAGTTGGGTAATCGTGAATGGGTTACTGAGTATGAGTACGACATGGTAGAACACTTCCTAGATCCAAAGAACAGTTTGGACGGAGATCCTGTCGCAGAAATTCGTGCACGTCATGTTGGTAAACCACCATCACCATCTAATCGCAATAATGTTTGGTCAATCGATCGTGTTAAGAAAGATAAGTTTGTATTTGAAGATTGGGTCAACCGAGTTAAAGATCTATCAATTCCTGAACAAAAGAAAGAAGCCAAGTATGTTGCTGATAAACTAATCTGCGCAACTACTTACGCTAACTCTGTATACTCTGGTATCGCTGGATGGTTTGATCGTTATCCACGTATTCCTTATGGTCGTGCTACTTCATACACTCAAAGGAATCCTGAAAAGTTTGCTATGTCTTATCCTTTCCTGCAACACTTGGCTGAAGGATTTAAACAATTTCTTCCTCAGCGTTATTCAGCACAGATGGCTGCAGCGAACAAAGTTGATCCAAGGTTCTTAGTTCCAAATACACCATTCACAACAGTGACTGTTAATAAAACATTTAGAACTGCAGCACACTATGACGTAGGTGATTTGAATACGGGACTATCAAATCTTTTGACTTTGTCTCCTGATGGAAAATATACTGGCGCATATCTTGTTTGCCCTGAGTATCGTATTGCTGTTAATCCACGTCCAGGTGATTTGCTTTTGATTAATAACCATGAAGTAATGCATGGCAATACTGAGATTAAATGTGAAGAAGGTTCTGAGCGTATCTCTTTGGTTGTTTACTTCCGTGAGAAGATGCTTGAACTTGGTTCATATGAATATGAAAATTGTCGTTATGAGTTTGTTGAATCTCGCAGACTAAACAAAGAACATAAATTCCAGAAACCACTTTGGAATGGTGTATCCGAAGGTATGTGGGAATCTGATGAATGGTATCAATATCTTGAAAGTAAACTTGGCAAAGACGAGTTAATTAAATATCATCCAAAGTCACAAGCATTGAAGAATGGCTTGGAAGAATTTTTCGGTTAAGGAATATAATGTCATTACATGAATTTTTAGGTGAAGAAAGATTGCTGGAGTGGTTCTATTCAAAGAACTCCACCAATACTGGAACACGTGTTGGCTATCGTAGGGTTTCGGGTAAGATTGGTTTAACCAATAAAGAGAATGGTGTTCGTGGTGCTTGGGTAGAGAAACGTGTAGCTCTATTCAAGAACATGCTTGACTTTGGTCATAGAATCATTCCACTATCTGAACCAACTGATGCTACATCTGATGATGGATTTAAATCATTTGACAGTTATCAAGAGTGTGATGTTCTCATGCTTGAGTTTGGTGGAACTAACTTGCAGTTCTATCAGAAGTATTGGGATAAAACTATTGAAATGATTAAGGCTCATAAGGGTCGTGTTATCTTTTTGAACGATGATCCAGATCTTCCATTCCTATGGAATTTGCTTCCCGATGAAGATTGGTCACGTTGGACTATTGCTGCCAATGCAACTAACTGCACTGAGGTAGCTGAGATTTTAAAATGCCCTATCGGTTCAACTACTGTTGATTTACCAATGGCTTCTGGTATGGAGTTTGCTGAATTTCATGGTGGTTCTATTCCAAAGGTTGTTTATATCGGCAGACCAAATGGAAGAACCAAATACTTTAAGGAATTCACTTCTTCTCGGTTTTTACAAATTGCAGGTAAGGAAGCTGAGTGGGAAGATTATGAAGCATTGGAAATTCTTGACAATCCACAACAAAGAGATCGTCGTAAATTCTACCAAACATTCCATGGTTGTTTAGCTGTGTATGATGACAAACATAAAAAGTCTGGTTGGAGAACTGGTCGTGCTTATCATGCTCTTTATGCTGGTATTCCTGTCTGTGCTCCAGCAGGTAACAAGGGTTTAAATTGGTGCTACCCAACTGATACCAAAGAAGAACTAGATAAATTTGCATCTTATTCTGAAGAGATCCGTAAGGCTATTTGGGAGAAACAGAAAGCCATTGTTGAAAAGACAGGTAAAGTGGATCCCCTAATTCTATGATAGTTTCCTATGATATTGACGGAGTTCTTGCAGCCCAACCTCCTCCAAACGAAAAGAAGTGGGGTAGGATGAATGGGGCAGAACGTAAGGCTAGGAAGGAATTCCTGATAGATTGGTATACAAATGCCGAAAAACTAATCGAACCAGCTGAAACTACCTTCCACGCTATTT